ACAGGTCCGCCTTCGCGCCAAGGTCGAGCTGAACCTCCTGCGCCGGTTCTTCGGGTCCTGCTGCCCGGACTACAGCTTTGTCGAGCTGCGCATGCGAATGCGCCAAGACCAGTTGACCACCGGCAACGCATACTGGGAAGTCTTGCGGGACGCGCAGGGCCGCCCCTCCCGGTTCTTGCTCGCATCTTCAGTTTCCACTCGACTGGGCCCGCGCGACAAGTACCCGACCCAAGTCCAGGAGTGGACGCCGGTTTCCGACATTCGCTGGGTCCAGGTTCCCCAAGACCGGTACTTCCGGCGCTTCGTCGAAGTGAACCCGGTAAGCAACACGGTTGTCGTGTGGTTCAAGGAATACCAAGACCCTCGCGTTGTGTCGCGCATGACGGGCAGGGCGTACCCCGACCAAGCTGCGTTCGAGGCTGCAAAAAAAGCGGGCGAGTTGAAGCAAGAGGATAAACCCGCAACCGAGATCCTGCACTTCGTTATCCCCTCGTTGACCACACCCTACGGTGTGCCGCAGTGGATCGGCAACCTCACCGCTGTGCTCGGTTCACGCGAAGTGGACAGCGTAAATCTCTCGTATTTCGAGAACAAAACCGTACCCCCGCTGGCATTGCTGGTTTCGGGCGGACGTCTCGCGCGTGGTGTTGTGCCACGCTTGGAAGAGTTCATTGAATCGCAGGTGAAGGGTCGAAAGAACTTCCACAAGATTCTGATCGTGGAAGCCGAAGGCCAGAAAACTGCGGGCGGCACGAGCGGCATCGCGCCGACAATGAAGTTCGTTCCTCTGCGAGAAGCACAGCAGCAGGACGCTCAGTTCCAGGAGTATGACGAGCGGAACTGGGACAAGCTCGCGTCGAGCTTCCGCCTCCCCCGCATCTTGGTCGGGCGCGACCGCACATTGAACCGGGCAACGGCGCTCGCCGCCATTCGGTTTGCCGAAGAGCAGGTGTTCGAGCCGATCCGCAACCGGTTCGACGAGCTGATGAACCGGCGCATCTTGCCCGAACTGGGCATCTTCCACTGGCGCTTCCGCTCCAACACCCCGACGACCCGCGACCCGCAAATGTTGGCCGAGATCCTGGCGACCCTGTCGGAGACGGGCGCGTTCGTTGGGCGGGAAATCCGCCAGCTCGCGCAAGACGTGTTCAACCGGGAGTTCACGGACACCGACGCAGAGTGGGCAAACGAGCCGTTCGAACTGCACATGGCGAAGGTCCGCGGTGCGCAGGCCGCCGAGAAAAAGAAGAACGGTTCCGGGCGGTTGAAGGAAGCTGGCGATCGGCTGGAAGCCGAAGGTGCGCCCGCGACGGTGGATGATGGGCTGGACCCTGTCCACGGTGCGGGGAGGATCCAGGGGACCCCCTCGGGTACTGAGGACGACGACGGGATTGAAACCCCCGAGCTGGCATGAGCGACGCGGCCCTCGACAAAGCAGCGATGTTCCAAGCGCAGTTCTCGGAAGCCCAACGCCTCGGGCAAGACGGGAAGTTCCGGTGCCGCGCTGGGTGCAACCAGATTTTCGAGAACCAGTACGGCATCCAAATCTGCCATGACAAGGCCGTCGCCATGACGATTTGCTTTCCGTGCCTGAACCGTTACGAGGTGATTCTCAGTCGCGGACCGACGGGCGTGGACATCAAATTGCGAGAACGCAGCATCGTCATCGTCGGCGGACGGTAGACATTGAGCGTGCGCATCTGTAGCATCCAACGAAATGGAGCAGCTGCGTAACGTCGATCACGAAAAGTTCATCCCACTCGTCCGCTCAATCGCTGATGTGAAGCTGTTGCAGCACAAGCTGAGCGAAACCGTGAAGGAATCGTTTACGCTCGACGCCATTCGGAACCCCGGCAGGCCGGTCGTGGGCACCCAGGCCGAGGTGAAACGCCGGGCCGAAATCTGTTTGAAGTGGTTCCGCGTGATGCGGGCCGACATGGGGTACAGCACCGAGCGCGCCCTCGACTTCTTGGCTGCCGCCTTGCGCACCGAGTTGGACGGCGGCAAGTGGGAGCCGCCCGTGCAGGTCACCGCCTGGGGTCCCGATGCTTTGAAGCCGAAGGAATAACGTAATGAGCACCAAGGAATTGATCGAACGTGCCCGCCAGGTAACCGCGGAGATCCGCAAGTTCACCCTGGTCGCTGACCCGCTCCCGACCGTCCGGGTTGCGAACCCCAGCAAAGCAACAGAGGCTCTTCGCAAAGGCGAGTCTGTTGCTGTGATTTCCCCAATCGATCGGCGGTCGCGCGTGGGGAAACATCAGTTCCTCGTGGGTGAAGTCGATGGTGGGGCGCACGTTTTCGCGGTTGTCACCACCGAGAAAGCCCTGCGTTTTGAGTGTGTGGACGACATCCCCGAAGATGTCTGTGCTACGATTGACCCTGCCACACTCGCAGCACACGGCGATGCGACACCAGTACATGTCGTCCCCCTCACGATGGTCGCGGGCTTCGCGACGCCTGTCGCAATCAACGCGCCGTTTGGCGACAGTGTCTTTGGTCCGGCGATCGACATGGCGCGGGCGGCGATGCCTGAGCCCACGACTCCAGTGGCGAAGCAGGAGACCCCGCTTCCTGTCGCGGCGCATCAAGATGCGGTCGCGTTTTACAAGAGCCTGGGCGTCAACAGCCAGGAAGTGCGCCTCATCAAACGGGACGTGCTTGAAGAGCGGTTCGTCCTGGGCGTCGTCCTCGAACCGGAGACAATCGACTCACAAGGTCACGTCTACAACGCAGAGGAAGTTCGCAAGGCGGCCCACAATTTTCTGGAGATTCACGCCCGAATGGGCCTGATGCACAAGCAGGACGTGACCGGGAAGATCAAGATCCTGGAATCTTTCCTCGCCCCTGCCGACATGTTCATCGACGGGGTCACTGTGAAGAAGGGCACCTGGTTGTTGGGCGCCCGGATTCTGGACAATGAGCTGTGGGACGGGGTGAAGAATGGGAAATTCAACGGATGGTCAATCGGGGGAACTGCGATTGAGAGCGTTGAAGAGTTCGACCAAATGCTTGCATCGTTGACGATCTGACGTTTAAGCTGTAGTTCTATACGGGACCACACCAATGGCAACTCAACTTCGTGAACGAGTCCAGCGAGCTTTGCAGAAAGCAAAGGTCGTTGTTGCTCGTCTCAGCGATTTCGACATTGAAGAAGTCTCACTGGTTGACCGCCCCGCAAACAAACGACCTTTCATCATACGGAAAAGGGAGGATGCCCTCATGGCCCGGAATAACAGCGTCTCGATTTTGAAGGGACTCGCGTCCCCCTTGGAAGTTCTCGCCACCGTCGTCACCAAGCTCGACGCGGGTGTCAACGCTGAGCAGTTGGCCGCTTTGCAGGACCGTGCTCGTGGGTTGGCTTCCGACCTTCGCGACCTGGTTCCTGGCGCAACGGGCGAGACTCCGAAGGCGACCGTCCTTCTGACCGAGATCGCAACCAAGGCTCTCGAAGACCTGACCGGTCTGGCCGAGAAGTTGAAGGGTGGCACTCTTCCCGAGGAAGAGTTGGCCGCGCTGGAGAAGCAGATCGCTTCCATCGCAGAATCCCTCTCGGCTTTGGGCGAGAAGGTTGCAGCTGTCCAGGCTGCTGGTGCTGATGACGGCGCTGCCGCTCCCACCGGAACGGAGTCCACCGAACCGCCTGCAACCGAGCCTGCCGCCGAGCCTGCCGCTGACCCGGCACCGGCTGGTGAGCCTGCCGCTGACCCGGCACCGGCTGGTGAGCCCGCAGTGTCCGAGCCTGCCGCGGAGCCAACAGCTTCGGCTGCGCCCCTCCCGCCGCTCGATGTCTCGGAAGTTCTCACGGTTTCCGAGGAACTTGCCGGGATGGTTGACGCCATGACCGGTGGCGCCATGACGCAGGAAGCTGCCGTCGCGCTCCAGAAGCGTTTCGACGACACGTTCCTCCGGGGCGGTGTGACCATCGACACGGGTGACATGGAGACGCTGGAGAAGGTCGTCGCCATGCTCGCCAAGATCATGGGCACGGACAAGTCGGCAGTTGAGAAGCGTGCCGAGGTGGTGAAGGCCGCATTGACCGAGATCGCCGCAGACCTGCGCGACATCGGCCACTCGGTCAAGGGTGCCGAGAAGGTGGCAACTGCCGTCTTCAAGCGAGCCGCTGGTCTCCAGTTGGCCGTGGCGCACCTCGCCAAGAACCTCGACCCAGCTCAGCCTGCACAGCCTGCTCCCGCTGCTGGCGTGGACGTGGCAGCCATCACCGCCGCTGTCACCGCGGCAGTCGCCAAGGATTTTGATGAGAAGTTCGTGATCCCGCTTTCAAAGCGGGTCGCTGACCTCGAAGTCAAAAACAAGAATCTTGTGGACGAGAACGCCGACCTCCGCGCGAAAGTGCAGAAGTTCGACAACGCGCCCGCAGGATCTCGCGCATCCACCCCGGCAGGAAATTCTCAAATCGACGATGCTGCTGACACCAGCACGTTGTTTCCGATGAACTACAACGCCGAACGGATGAGCTAATCTCAAATTCCCCTTGGTGACTTTATCGACAAACGTCGGTACAGTCGCCAAGGCAAGGTCAACAAACTCAGATTCACTGACCAAGTCAACAAGACGAAACGTACAAGGAGCACAATCAATGGCTATGGATAACCGCAAACTCCTGGCAAAAGCGGACCTGGATACCGCGGGTCTGGCCGCTGGTGGTCTGTTGCAGCCTCAGCAAGCAGACCGATTCTTCCGCGTGATGGTGAAATCTGCTGTCCTCATGCAGCAGATCAATGTCACCCCCATGCGTGGCCCCAAGGAACGCCGCGACAAGACCCGCTTCGGGTCGCGCGTTCTCAAGCCGGGCGTGGAATCGCAGGCGCTGGCCCTCAACGACCGCTCCAGGCCGGATCTCAGCTTCATCGAGCTGGATGCCAAGCTGGTCAAGGCCGAAGTCCGCATGTCGGACGAGGTCCTTGAAGACCAGATCGAGCGTGGCGCATATCAGCAGACCATCATCGAGACGCTGGCTCAGGCCGTCGCTCGCGATGTGGACTTCCTGATCTCGCAGGGCGACACAACGTCGGCCAACCCGCTCCTGGCTGTGCTCGACGGCTTCATCCGGCAGGCGACTTCAAACGTCGTCGTTGCTGGTGGCGTCGCCCTCACCCGCCCGGTCCTCCGCGACATGTTGAAGACCCTGCCCGACGAGTTCGTCTCGGATCGTCTGGCGTACTTCACCAATCGCCAGGCACTCGCGGACTACAACGATTCGTTGGCTGTCCGTGAAACGGCCCTGGGCGATACTCGCATCGTTCAGAACCCCGGCCCGGCTGGTGTGTACCAGGGCTTCCCGATCGTCCAGGTCCCGGAGTTCCCGAACAACCTGGGTGGTGGCACCAACCAGACTGTCGCGCTCTTGACCGAGCGTGAGAACATGCTGCTCGGCATCCACCGTGAAATCCGCGTCCGCATGGGCGAGGACATCTCGGCAGGCCAGGTCATCATTGTGGTGACGATGCGTCTCGACGCGCGTTACATGCACGAACCCGCAGTTGTGAAAGCAACTGGCGTTCTCGGCGTCTAATCCACGCTGAACGACAACACCATTCGCTGACCCAAAACAGGAGCAACACAGATGCCAATTACCGTAACGACCCACAGCATTGGCGGGGCTTCCCCCTCGGCACCGCTGTACCACACTCGCCTGAACGTGGTGCTGGACAACTCGTATCCCACTGGTGGGTACTTGCTTGGTCTCCAGGACCGCATCGGCGCAGGCAAGGCCATCATCTCGGTCCAGTGCCGAGGTGTGGTGACTTCGTCCGGCGCCCCCGACACACGCAGCTACGAGTACAACGCAACCACCGACAGGCTGGTTGGGTTGACTTCCTCGCGTGCAGAGGTTGCGGCTGCTGTGGATCTCTCCACGGTCACCGTGGAAGTTCTCGTCACCGCGAACTAAGCAATCACGCGCAAGCGTGACGGTGGGAAAAGCGCCCGGCTGGTTGACCAGTCGGGCGTTTTCTTTTACGCTCCAGTCTTCCATGCGGACTGTTCCGCACAAAGCAACAAGAGGTCACACATGTCGAATGTCCTGTTTGCCCGAGTCGAGCCGTTGGACCCCAAGCGGGGCCGTACCACACAGAACGTCCACTTCGCAGGAACCTTGTTCCGCGGGGGTGCGCAACCGATCTGGTACAAAGTCACAGCCGAGCTTGCCGCCAAGCTCACGCAGGAGGAACAGCCGAGCGGCGCTCCCATGTTCCAAGTTGTGACCGAGGACGAGAAGATCGCGCGTGACCAGGCTGAACAAGCCCGCCGCTTGGTTGCGATGGGCATGATTTCCGAAACGATTCAGCAGACCGCCACCGGTCGCCGCCAGGAGATCGACTTGACTCCGGCCACGGCAGCCCCAGCGCCCGCTGCCGCAACCGGCAAGCAGCCACGCCGACCGCGCGCAGGTGCCGTGCCCACGGCGGAAGAGCAAAGTGCCGCAGCGGCAGTTGCTAGTGGTGGGGGTGGTGGCGACCTGACAACGGCTTCGTTGCCCGGCGCTTCTGTTTTGTCGGACGAGTAAGCGCGGTCCACTTGGCTGGCCCCCCTTACACCAATGGGAACGGTGTGCCGCGCGTAGATCGCGGACGTGCGTACCGTGTCCTTGAGAACGGCGAAGTCGAAATTTACGACCTCGACTTAGCTGCGTATCTCTCCATGCGAAACGTGCCACTGGCGTCGGCGGAGAGTTTCGGGCGTGAGTTCCTGTTCCACTTCGCGGATCCGGGTAACCAAATTCCGCAGCTCACGGTAGAATACGTGAACTCAGAAGCAGCGAAGTTCGCTGACGCGCAACGCCGGTTGCGCAAGGTACTCATCTCACGCCCGAGAAAACAACCATGGCATCAGCCGTCGCAGTCGGAGAAACCGTAGACCGAATCAAACCGTTGCTGTTCTTCGCCCATCAGCGAGATGGGAAGTTGGCGGACGTGTTTGAGTTGCGACGCATGGTCCGCACTGTCCCGGTGGGTGGCGCCAGTGTCGTCGTCGTGGCTGACGCGGCTTTGGACATCACCGACACCGGCATGCGGGTGGACACGGGCGTCTACGCTGCGGGCTTCACCGCCACTGGTATGACCCCGGGCACCCACGAGATCGTGTGGAGTTTCCGGCGCACCGCTGTCACGGATCCGTTGGAGACGGTGTACCAGCGGTTTGAGGTTCTTGACCCAGCGAAGTTCGCCAGTGGCGCGCAGTACGTCGGGTACGGCGATTCAGTTTTCTACCGAACCAAGTCCGAGTTTGCATCGTGCCCGGTGGGCGACATGCAGATGGCGATCAACAACGCCTCGCGCGAAATCGAGCGACTGACCGGACGATTCTTCGGCCCGCGGTACGCAACGCTCAAGCTCGACACCAAGCAGACGCGCACCATCTTCCTGCAAGAACCCATCATCGGTGTCAGCCATGTTGCGGTCGAATCGGGCGTGAATGGCGTGAACGTCAGCACCTCGGAAATCTCCCTCGACGGTCTGCGCGTCTACGCACGGCACCTCAACGGAGGACCCATGGACCCGGACGATCGCGACGACCCGCGCATCGAGGTGGAACGCTTCGAGGGGATCACCTTCCAATCAATCTCTGCGTTCCCCGAAGGTCCGCAAGTCACGCACGTCACAGGTGTGTTCGGCTACACCGACGCCGATGGTTCCCCGTTCGGGCGCGTGCCCCTCCCTCTCGTGCGCGCTGTTGGCATCATGGCCTTGCGTGAGACCGGCGACTTCTTCGCGACCAACCCGACCATCTCCGAGCCGGGCTCCATCACCATGATGAAGACCCGTGACCAGGCGATCGCCTTCCGCAACAGCGGAGGCGGCAGTGGCGGTGGTGGCGGACGCACCGGACGTGCTGCGTATGGCGGCCTGACGGGCGACGACATCCTCGACGGCATCCTCATGAGCTACGTGCGGCCCCCACACATGCGAGCGGTGTAATGAACATCAGCGTCCCTCTGTTGCTGAGCTTGGTTGACGTTGTGATTCTGCGCCGAAATGCGCCGGGGACACGTGCGCTCAATCCGCCCGGTGCTGCATCTAGTGGCATGGACGACATCTTCCGTGAGCCGGTTGTGTACGACACACAGAGCGGCGCGCAAACAGAGGGCCGCGAAGATGCAATGCAGTACCAACCCCCGATTCGGGTGCAGTGCCAAGTTGAAACCACCATGTACAACCTGCTTAACACGGTGGCGAGCGGCAACATCCCGGATAGCCAAGTTATTTTCGTCACGCATCGCAAGCAGCTTCGAGAGTTGGGCTTGATTGATCCAGTCACCGGCAACGCGTTGATTCGCACAGGTGACTTGGTGACATCGTTGGAGCGCACGAACCAGGGTGTAACTGTGTTGACGTTCCCCGGCAAAGGACTCTACATCACCGAGGTGCGCCCTGCGTCTTGGGGCTTCGGCATCGACGGCCACGATCTTCATCTGATCATTGCAGAACCGCGAGACCAAGGCAGCAGATAATGGGCCGGAAGCAGACGTACTTCGTCGTCACCGATCCCAAAGAACTTGTCTCCGAATTTAAGGTCCTGGGCGGTGTCGCGCACACCGTTGTGGTGCGCGCTCTCAAGGACATCGCCAAACAAGCAGCGAAAATCTATTACGAGAACATCCGAAAAAACAGTTTTGGGCTGAAAGCACTGAGCCCACACACAATCACGTTTCGGCGTAAAGGAAAACTTGCCGGGGACACACCAGCAAGATCGCGAGTGAATCGTGTAACACCGCTGTACTACGGTGGGCAGTCGATGAAAGCTGTGACGACTCACCGTACCGGTAAGGCTGCGTTCACTGTGAAGATCCAAGAAGGTGTAATAATCCGGTACTCCGGTCGGTCTGCTGCCAAGAACGCAGAATTGCACGAGAACGGTGGTACAATTACCGGCAAGCGGTATACACGAAAGCAGTTGGCATACTTGCACATCGTGTATCGCAACAGCGGTGCTCGCGGCAAGTCACGCGACGACAATACACGAAAAGCTCGAACACGTGCTCGGGTTGGTCTGGGGTACAAACGTCAAATCCCAGCCCGCCCTGCGATCGCGAAAACCCGGGCGATGTTGAAGCCGTTTACGAAAGAACGCATCAAAGCTGCGCAAGAGCAACTGAAGAGTTTGACGAAAGTCCGTATTCAATTGAGGTAACCCATGCCTGTACCTACCATCACGACCATCACCCCGGCTGTTGGCCCAACTTCGGGCGACAATGTGGTGCGTATCATCGGCACCAATTTCCAACTGCCACCACCCGTGCCCCCCGCGGGTCCGACCCCGGTCGTTCCGCCAAGTGTGCGCGTGTTGTTCGGCGGGGAATCTGCACTCAAAGTGGAGGTGGATTCCAGCACGTTGTTGCGGGTCTGTGTCCCCCCTTACCGGGGACCTGCGGTCGATGGCGCCCTTCTTCCGGTGACCATCGTTGTCGAGAACATCGACGCCAACGGGGTGCTCATCCCCACCGAGACAGTCACAGCAACAGACGCTTACACCTACGAACGCCCGGTGTTGCACAGCACGTCGGCGCGTCCGAGCGAAGGTCCAGCTCCTGCGACTTTGGTCGCCGCCGCTTTGGTCAACGCGCTTCGTCGGCAGGTCTTGGCGAACACCGTACTCACCACGCACGTCGATTATTCCGAGGACGGCAACATGGAGGTTCAGGTTTCCAAGCTGCCGGTGCTGATCCTCCAAGGCCCGAACGTGTCGCGAGACTTGGAGTACTGGCACAATGAGTCAAAAACAGTGCTGAACCCTGACGGCACGTTTAACGTGCTGCGTCCGCCGTACGTTGAACGACACGCTTACACGATTGTTGGCGTGTCGGACAACGAGCAGGAAAGCCTGAACATGCAGAACGCCCTCATGCGCATGTTCAACGTGGCCAAATACCTGGGCGTGGACTTGGACCCAGCTGTGCCGGACCCAGACACGCGCGTACACTTGGTGCTTCAACTGACAGCGCCAGCGACGACGACAACCGCCCCCAGCGACGACAACATTCGCACTTTCAACATGACCTGCGAAGTCCGCGGAATTGAGATTTACGACACGGATCCTGCACAATTGGTGTACCCCGCAGACACGGCGGTGCTCGAAGCTCAGAACCAAGACGGTGGCGTTCCCGAGACAATCCCAGTCTTCCCCTGACTGGTCCCGCAACAAAGTCAACATCCGGCTGTAGTCCGGTTGTTGACCCCGTTGTTCCGATGGCATACTGTGTGGCAGAGACCTAAATGTCAGAGGTTGAAGTCACAAACAAAAGCTCGGCAACGATCGCCTTCGATCTTTACCACTCGCTGTATTGCGAGGTTTCACGTGACTGTCAGTGCGTAGCGCAAGAAGTGCTACGTCCTGTGCCTCAAGCAGACGGGTCCGTCAAATCCCAATATCAACGGGTCGTTTCACCGCGAGCCATTTACCTGGCTCCCGGTGAATCTGTCCGTCTACACCCCGCAGTTCTGCGTTTGCCTCTTGTGAAGCAGGCGCAGGCTGAGCGGCGTATCGAGGTCATTCCGGTAGAACCCGCAGTCGTGCCCACGCCCGTCGTGGAGCCCAAGCCAACGAGCCCCGCGTCCCCGCGGAAAAGCTCGACAACCCCCAAAGACTGACCCGTAACGGAGGACCTTTCAAATGGCCGGTGAACTTCTCTCTTCCAAGATTGTTGTCCAGGAAGTCGCGCCCCGCATCGCAGCTCTGCCGGTTGTGCAGACCGCCGTGTTGGGTGCCGTTGGACAAGCAGTCCGCGGACCGCTGAACAGCGCAACCCTCGTGACCTCGTTCGAGGAATACGCGCGCATCTTCGGTGAGTACCGCAGCGGCTTCGAGCTTCCGCTTGGCGTGCGCCAGTTCTTCCTCCAGGGGGGTCGCACGGCGCACATCGTGCGTGCAGGAACCGGTGGTGCTGCCAGCTCCGGGATCGCCCTGAGCGGGTCGGATGCCTCGGGCACCGTGCTCAGCGCAAACAGCGCCCCGTTCGACCTTGAACCGGGACAGAACCTGGTCGTCTCCGTCGATGGCGGCGGAGATCAGACAGCGACCTTCGACGCCGCAGCTGCGTTCGTGACGGCGGGCAACACCGGCCCGTACGCTTTGGCCGACAACGACACGTTGACGCTTCGCATCAATGGTGGCAGCGTCCAGACCATCACGTTCAACGCGTCCGAGTTTGCGAACATTGCCGCAGCAACGGCGGCAGAAGTCGCTGCGGTCGTCAACGCAGAGGGGTCCGGTCTTTCCGCAACGGTGAACGCAAACGCTGTCCGCATCACGTCGGACCGTCGTGGCACCAGCTCGATCGTCGAGATCACGGGCGGCACCGGCAACACGATCGGCAAGCTCAACTTCTCCACCACGCCGGTCAACGGCACGGGCGATGTGGCCAACATCGACTCGGTCACGGCTTCGGAAGTTGCCGCGGTGCTGACGGCGGACGTGACCGGCGCAACCAGCGTCGTCTCAGGTTCGCAGGTTCGCATCACGTCCAACACCTCGGGCTTGTCCTCCAGCGTCCAGGTGAAAGGCACCTCGACGGCCATCGCCATCGGGTTCGACAACGCCGTTCACAGCGGGTCGGCTTCGGGCCTCACCTCGTCGTTCACGGCAACGGCATCCTCGGTCGGCACGTGGGGCAACACCGTTGTGCTGTTGGTCCGCCCCGCTTCGTCGGGTGTCGCTTCCGAGTTCAACCTGGAGATCCAGGTCAACGGTGCGGTTGCGGAGCGATTCGCCAACCTGACGACCCTCACGCCTTCGGCAGCGAACTACGTCTCGACCGTGGTCAACGCGTCGCAGACGGGCTCGTTGTACATCACCGTCGCCGTGAACAACGCTGTTCGCCCGAACGACAACACGGCTCCGGGCGTCGCGCTCACGGGCGGTGCTGAGCCCACGGTCACGGACACGCAGCTCATCGGCGGAACCTCTCCGTCGCTGACCGGTATCCGGGCGCTCGACACGGTGGAGGACGTTACCCTCTTGATTGTGCCGGACGGCGCGACGGTCGGCGTACAGAACGCCATGATCACCTACGCCGAACTCACGCGTAGTCGCCGCATCTTCGCGGTCCTCGACAGCCCCGTCGGTGCAACAGCAGCCGTGATGCTTACGCACATGGCGTCGCTCACCGCCACCGAGAACGCGGCTATGTACTGGCCGCGCATTCGCATCCCGAACCCGGACCGCACCGTCTACGGCGCGGACGTTGAGAACATCGTGCAGTCGCACTCCGGTGCGCTTGCTGGTGTCATGGCCCGCAATGACGCTGGCGTGCCCATCGGCCCGTTCACCAACCCGGCGAACGTGGAAGACGGGCGTCTGTTCGGTGTTGTCGGGCTTGAGACCTCGGAAGTTCTCGAAGAGGCAAAGCGAGACTTGGTGTTCCCGAAGCGTGTGAACCCGATCGTTCGCGTGAACGGTCAGGGCTTCTTCGCGGACGGTGCGCGCACCATGCTCGGCACCAGCAACTTCCCCTCGGTTGGCGAGCGCCGCGGCGTTTCGACCATCGAGATTCAGGCGGTCGCTGCTTTGCAGTTCGCAAAGAACAAGCCGAACACTCCTGAGTTGCGTGAGCGGGTGGAAAACACGCTCATCCAAATCATCCTCCCCTACGTCCAGGTGGGCGCACTGGCATCGCGAGATCCCAGCAAGGCGTTCTTCGTGGACGTGTCGGACCAGCTGAACAACGCAGCTGTCCAGGCAGCCGGACAGTTGAAAGCCCGCATCGGCCTCGCCACAGCAAAGCCAGCAGAGTTCATCGTGCTGCTCGTCACCCAGGACACTCGCGCACTTGAGGAACTTCTCCAGTCGCAGGGATAATTCGTAATCGCGCTCACACAAAATCGGAGGAACGTAGACAATGCCATCTCTTGCAAGTGCTCGTCCGCTACACGAGAAATTCAATTTCACCGTGTTGATCAAAGGTGCGGACTCCCTTCACTTTCAGAAGGCGTCCGAACTCTCCCAGGAAGTCGCGAAGATCGATTACTGGGAAGGTGGGGCCTTGGTTCCAATCAAGCACCCAGGCCGGGTGACGCTGTCCGACATCACGTTGGAGCGCGGCGTCGGCACGGACCAGGGGCTGCACGACTGGATGCACCAAGTCGCGGACGTGAAGCTCGCGGGCGGAATCGGCGCAGGCTTGCCTGTTGCGGATTTCACCCGTGAGGTTTCGATCCTGCAACACAACCGCCCCAAGACGGCGTACATCCGAAAGTACAAGTTGTTCGGCGCCTGGCCGACCAACTACGTCGCGGGTGACTGGGACAACAGCGTGGACGAGGTCATCATCGAGACGGTGACGATCACCTACGACCAGTTCCGCATGGAGAACCCGACGGCCAGCAAGGGTCTTTCGAGCGTCTAAAAAACGGCCTGAGCATGCCAGCTCGCGAACTCTTTGAAGCGTTCAACTTCACCGTTTCGGTTGAAGGTTTCCCCGAAGAAGGGTTCCACTTTGCGTCATGCAGCGAGTTGGCGTTCTCTCAGGAGCGTATCGGTTTTCGGGAAGCCGGTGCGATCGTCCCCGTCAACGACCCGGGCTTTGTCGAGTATGACCCAGTCACGCTGACCCGGGGCGCGTCGCGAAACCGGATGCTGTACGACTGGGCCATTGGTGCCGCGTTGGCAGGCCCGGTGTTCAACTCCGCGGGCTACGTTCGGCGTGAGGTCCAGGTTATCCAGCGTGGACGCACCCTGGCGTCCAACGGACGTAGCCGCGAGATCATTCAGGTGTACACCCTGCACCGCGCATTCCCGACCAAGTTCGTCGCCGGGGAGTGGGACAACAACAGCGACGCTGTTGTCATCCAGTCCATGACTCTGGCCTACGACTACTTCACCCTGAAAGTGCGAAAGCACGCAGATCAGCGTCTCGCAACTGGGTTGTAGCGCAGTACACCTCACCGCTGGTATAGTGACCCCCAACACCTGCTTTGCAGGCTTTGGGCATTTCGCCCACGGAGGTCACAATACGAATGCGCGTTCAGGAAACATCAAGAGTCGTTTGTCCATCGGGGTTGGTTGGTGAAGTGCGGGCATTGAGGGTTGCCGAGATCATGGCCATGCAGGACCCGAAAGCCCTGCGGCAAGGCAAGGTCTTCAACCAACTGGTGCAGAGTTGCTGGGTCTCCACGCTCGAACCCGGCCCATACCACTTCGACATGACGAAGCCGCCGCCTTGGCCGCACATGTTGCACTGTGACAAGATTGTTGCGTTGCGAGAAATTCGCGCGCTGACGGGTGGCAGTGACTACGAGTTCGAGATGAAGTGCAGCAGTTGCGAGCATCGCTACATGTGGGTCCAGCCACTGCGCGAGATGCAAACCAAGCCGTTGCCGCGCGAGACCATCGAGCACGTGCGACAGCAGCAGCTTTTCAAACTCAACATTGGGGACGACTTGGTGGAGTTCCGCCAATTGCTCAACTCCGATGACGAGCAACTGGTGCGCCTCACACGTGACGGCGTGAACCCCACGACCGCAGGGTTCATTTGCCGCATCGTCAAAGTCACAGGCGGTGACGGCACGCAGTACACGGACAACCAGGAACTTTCGACGTGGATCGACAACCTGGGTCCGATCGAGTACGACGAATTGGAAATCGGCCTCGACAAGACTGATGGCGGATTGATTCTGGAAG